TCAGCCGGACTGTGTACAGGACTTTTTGAGGTAAGTGTCCAGACGATTTATTTTCTTCTTCTTGAATTTTTTGTCGAGGGCGGTATAGATGCCAAGCGTGACCGAGATGTCTTTGTGGCCCATCTGGTCGCGGGCGGTCATGACGTCCACACCGGCAAAGTACATCAGAGTGCAGAAGGTATGGCGGAGCTGGTGCGGGGTGAAGGCGTCGATGCGCATGGGCAGGCCGCCCGGGCGATTTTTGTTCTGCTGGCCGTCGTAGCCGTACTTGACGTTCAGGTCGCGCATATAGCTTTCCCACAGACGCTTCCAGCCCTGCTCGGTCATCTGCTGGCCTTTGTGGTTGTGGAGCACATAGAAGCAGCCATCCTGCTGGGTGCGAAGATAATCGACAAGAACTTTGGGGATGCTGACGACGCGGACGCCGGCAGGCGTCTTGGTGATCTTGACTTTCTTGGCGCGGAAGTCGTAGCCTTTGTTGACCGTGATGGTGGCGTCGTCAAGGTCGATGTCGGCCCAAGTGAGGGCGGTGGCCTCGCTGCGGCGGAGGCCGGAGTAGAGTAGGAGCATGGCGGCTCGCTGGGCGGCGTGGGGTGTCTCACGGATCCAGCGCTGCTGCTCTTCGGTGAGGGGGTCGCGCGGCTCCGGTGCGGCCCCGGCGGGGGTGATGGTCTTGACCAAAGGGTTGTACATCACGATCTCCGGGATGGCGAGGTCATACGCGGCCTTGGCGCTGCCGCGCAGGTTGGTGAGGGTGAAGTGGGAGAGAGGCGGCTTGCCGTCGTGCCAGTCGGCCAAGTTGTTGAGCACCTTCTGGAAGTCGGCCGCGCGCAGCTCAGACGCCGGGACATCCACCAGTTCGCCCCAGTGGGCCTTATTGGTCGCCAGTCGGTCAATGCTTTTCTGGCCGATGCCCTTTGCCTTTTTGGCGGCAATGAGGTTATCGTACAGGGTGCCTAAGGTGGCTTCGGCCTGCTCCGGGTCCATGCCCTTGCTGACGGCAGAACGGAAATCATCTGCAGCGGCCCTGGCCTCACGGAGAGTCGAGCCATAGAAGGTCTTGTATTTGCGTTTCCCGTCCGGGCCTTTGCCGAGGTAGACCTGACAGGAATACCGTCCATCGGCACGCTTTTTATTTTTGGCCATAAAAACTCCTTTCCGACTTGCTTGCCGATGCACATGAGGTATGGTATACTGGATGTGTCAGCAGGCAGAGAGTCATTGACTACGTTTTTCTCCGACATTGTCCCATGCGCGCCCCGGCAGCTTTTTCGTACAAGGCTGCCGGGATTTTTTTGTACAAACGCCCCCGCTGGTGGAAACACTGGCGGGGGCGTTTGGTTATGTATCGGCGCTCAGGAGGTCGGCGGGTCTGATGTGCAGGATGTTACAGAGTGCAAAGAGATTATCTGTTTTGGGCTGGCCTACGCCTCGCTCATAATAGCCGATCGTGCCGATGGTGACATCAAGCTTCTCCGCCAATTCCTTCTGCGTCAGCCCGGCGGCCTGCCGTGCCTCCCGGATGATGCGGGCAGATTCGGGATGGGGACGGGTGGACATAAATAAGCACCTCGATTTGATATAAAATTAGTTTTGAATCAGGATTTCTTTCCAATGAAGAGGAAAGCCAAGTTCAGACGGTTTTGCCAGCGGGTGAGAATCAAAACACTCCTGAATATTTGTTACAAACTGTGTTCGACTGGACGTGGGCAGAAGATGATAAATCGCATATATAAAGCCAAATGGCTTTGTACCATAGTCATTGATGCTTTTAGGAAGTTTTGCAGGAGGATTGATTCGAGGGCGATGGTAAAAACGTGCTCCATGTGCGGCAATATTACGAGCAACAACTGCGCAGTGCGTCCAGTTTTCGATATATTTTCGAGAAGGAATGCCGTAGAATTCGCGCGCAATCGCAGCACGGTCAGTGGGAAGCAAATTTTTGTACATCATTGAAATTTGGTCAAAAGACAGCACCTCGACGATGACCCAAACAGGATAAATATCGTTCAAATCATTGTGATGATGAAGGACAAACGGCTCATCCTTGCGCAGATGCAGAGATTTTGAAAGCGCATTTAGCAACTTGGCATGATTCCATGGGACCTCAAAGTTTTTGTTGTTTAGGTATCCAGTAGGTCCATATTTTTGAGAATGATAATATGCAACATAGGCCTTCAGGTTGGTTTCAACGATAGTGCAGGCTGAAAGAACGACAGAGCGAAACTGCTCGTCAAAATCGTAAAGCTCTACAATATCATCAAAGGATGCACCTGCATGAAAATGGTCCTCACCAGAACAAGGATTATAAGAACGTAGAGTAAGAGAATATGCACTGAGCCGATAGTAATTTTTCTCGCGAAGGTGTCTCAACGCAATGGCTTCATCGTGAATAATGAGTCCGCGTCTGCGAAGAATATCCAACTGTTGCTCATATGTGCAGAAATCCTTGATTTTTAACGTCATAAAGAACCTCATGGATAAAAAGTATAAAAAAAGACCCGCCATGATACGCTTGAATGCTTTCGCACTCAGAGGCTCGACGGGTTCTGTTATCCATATTATACTCCGCCAAGCCCGAATTGTATATGAAAAAAATATGAACTGTTGCAAATGTCACGAAAAAAGTTGAAAAACTCTATTGACACGCATATAAAATTAAAATTTTGTTCACAGTCCCGACATATTCGTGTCGGGGATTTTTTATTTATGCGTCCTTTGCGCCCCCGCTGGTGGAAACACTGGCGGGGGCGTTTGGTTATGTATCGGCGCTCAGGAGGTCGGCGGGTCTGATGTGCAGGATGTTACAGAGTGCAAAGAGATTATCTGTTTTGGGCTGGCCTACGCCTCGCTCATAATAGCCGATCGTGCCGATGGTGACATCAAGCTTCTCCGCCAATTCCTTCTGCGTCAGCCCGGCGGCCTGCCGTGCCTCCCGGATGATGCGGGCAGATTCGGGATGGGGACGGGTGGACATAAGATTCACCTCGATTGATTTTTTGAAAAAGTTAATTGCAAGCAAAGAGAATGATAGCTTTATATAAAAAGGCTACGACAACAGGAGCTGCCAATGCGAACGCCATCGCCTTTTTGTTAGAGGGCTCGAACATATCGTAAAGGTCGGGGTGTCGGCGATAAAGAGCATCTGTGATCCCGTAGGCAAAAAACAGGAGGAGACAAGAGCCGAACGCTGCCCCAACGGAACCGACGACAAGAGTAAGAAGATCATAAGAAGGGCTGAGGGCAACGCAGACGCTTGCCGAGAGACTTGCGAGGATGAGGAGAATTTGAAGTTTGCTTTCTTCAAGCCTTTTGGATTCTGCGCGCTCTTGGTCATAAAGTGACTTCATAAAGGCCAGCTCATTGGTGAGTTTTTCGATTTGCCAAAGGGCGCCTTGCAAAGAAAGGCTACAATGCTGGCCATCAGAATCAGAAAGTTGATTTATATATTTTCTTAGCCGCTGAATAGACTCTTCGTAGGTGGATTTATCTTCGGGGGATAGCTTTTGCATAGCATCGGACTCTTCGCGGGCATTTGCGTTGTCATAGGGCGAAAACATGATGACTTCTCCATATACTGATCAGCCGCTTTGGTATAGCCAGAGCGGTTATTTTTTATGCTTCCTTTGCGCCCAGACCAGACGCAGGACATTTTTTATAACGTCCGGTGAGGACGAGGTCTTCGACATACTCCACCGCCTTGGTCTGGCCCTCATCGTTGAGCTGGTCGAAGGCTGCTAAAAGAGTGGACTGCTGGGGAGTGAGGACGTGAGCTTCGGCAAGCTCGGACGAAAAATCATCCTGATACAGGAAATTGGGGTCAACGTGAAGAATATCAAAAATTTCCACCAGAATTTCCCACTTTGGACTGCTTACACCATTCTCATAGTTGCTGATGGCGTTTTTGGTCACACCAAGTTTCTTGGCTAAATCCTGCTGAGTAAATCCAGCCTGCTCACGCGCCTGTCGGAGCCGAGAAGCAAAAGACATTTGAACCACTTCCTTAAAAAATCTCGTTCTGGTGCAAGTATAAAGGCCACGTCTTGAAAAGTCAAGATGAAAGTTCAAGAAAATTGAACAAAGCTCTTGACTAAACAAGAATCCTGTGCTATTGTAAAAATGTCCAAGAAACTTGTACATGAAAGGAGCGTGCAGAATGAGTGCAACTGAGATGATTTATAAAATCATTGATGAAAAATGCTTGAAGCAATCAGCGGTTGCAAGGGCAGCAGGCTATGACCCGAAAAAATTCAATGCTCTTCTTCGCGGACGGAAGAAGATGACATCGGAGGACGTTGTGCCAATTTGCAAAGCGTTGGGCATAACTCCGAATGAGCTTTTCGGGATTGACCGCTGACCCGCCGAAGAGCGCGTGAGGGAGGAGGAAAAGTGATAACGATTATTGGCATGGCAGCAATATGGATTTGTGCAGCGGTGTGCGTATATGTCATTGCCCGATGGGGGCCGCGAGGTATGCTGCGGTGGTATCCGTGGTATGCAATAGCAATATGCAGCCTCGAAAGTGCTGTCTTGGCAGGCATTGCACAGATCAGTGGAACTCTTTGAGTTCCTCTTGCATCGCAATAATCAGCTCGATTTTTGCATTTGCGAGTTTCGCCATTTCGTCTTTAGAAGGCGACGCTGGATAACGAAGCAACTCGGAGTAGTAAATGCTTGTGGCGTTGTTCACACGAGTTCCAGAAAGAATCATGACTTGGGAATTAGCGCTGCTGAGTTGCAGGACAGCTTCAGAAGACAAGGGATAGGAGGTAGAAGAAGCTAACGAGATAAAGGTTTTATCATCGGCTTTTCGGCCAACGAGGCCATCTCCATCGTCGAGAATGCCGGCCTGATGGGTCTGCCCATTCCCGCAACCATCACCAAGGCCATCGACATCCTCAAGCAGCGGGCCGAGACGCCCGAGAAAGGCAAGGATTGAAATGAAAAAGAAGATCTCCGCCGGTACTCTGACCCGTACCGCAGCGCTGGGCCTCGCCCTGACAAATCAGCTGCTCAGTGCAGCGGGCAAGCCTTTGCTGCCCATCGACAATGCCCAGCTCGAACAGATGATCTCCACCGGCTTCACCGTCGGTGCAGCACTGGCCGCATGGTGGAAGAACAACAGCTTCACCCAGGCCGCACTGGCAGGCGATGAGGAGTATGAGAGGGCGAAGAAGAGGGTGATGAAGTAAGATGCCCAGCGGAGCAGACGTGCATATTTGAGTAAAATTGGCGGATTGGGATTTTGAGCCGATTCCGCGGAGAAAAAGAGAATAATTCGGGACATCAAAAAAATCGACATGCAAGTCAAATGCAAGTCAAACAGTTTCTGCTTTAACGTATGTATGATAGAAATTTTGATATATTGACGTCCTCGTAATGAGCAGGTCGTCCGTTCGAATCGGATCAGTAGCTCCAAAAATCCTACAAATCAACGTCAAAATTTGACTGATTTGTAGGATTTTTTCTTATTTAAGCTGACGCGTGCGAAGAAAACCGCAACAAAAACCGCAATATGAGGTGCTCAAAATCGAGAATTAAGGGTTTGGGGCAAAATTTTCAATGAATTAAGTAATAGATAATTGTCGTGAAATCGGTTTGAGAAAAAGGACAGAACGGTGGATGTATGAACTTTCCAGAAGAACAGCTGGGTCGCGTTGGACAAAAATTCTCAGATATAGGGCGAAAAATCGAACATATCAAGACACTTGACTTGGTCAGCTGCGTTGCAGAGGTTGAACAGCTCTGCGGTGAGATTCAAGCCGCAACGGAAGAAATGAGGCATATACTTGCGCTGATGAAGTTCTAACAAACAAAAAAATCCCCTGCTAGCTTTCATTGCCAACAGGGGATTTTCTATGTAGGATTTATAATTTGCCACCGACGCGCTTTTTATCGATAAGCCGGTAAATTGATTCCAAGGATTTTTGAACCGCTTGCCAGAATTCATGCTGATTGTCTTCAAATCGCTTTGGCTTATTTCCTGCTTCGACAATCAAATCTTCAAGCGAGCTGCATTCCTTTACCAGCTTATCAAAAAATATTTTATCGTCGTACCTGTAAAAGAGTGCAGCCATACTCATGTCAGCCAAGGCATCACAGAGATTGTTTCCATTGCATAAAATGCCTTTATCATCAAACCTAAGCGTCGTTCTGGCCTGCGGAATTTTCTTGATGAGGTAGTCATCAAAAATAACACCGCAATTACTAGAGCGAATCGCAGCAGCAGCCGATTTATTCGCTGTAAACGCAGCATAGATGGATACTACGATTGCAAAAAGAGACAGAGCAGCAGAAATAATGTCAATCATTTACTGCACCGCCCTTTACATAAGCATCAATCGATTAAGAACGGCTCTTTTGGGACTGTCGATTTTGGGAGCAATAATATCGAAGTTCTTTTCCATTCCTTCCCGCCCGATTTCAGTATAGATTTTCCCAAAAAAGCCCTGAATGAACGAAGATGCCAGATAATCGATTTGCTCCGGGAATTCAATTACAAACGGCTGTTCAAGGTCGATTTTTCCATTGACTTGTTCATTGAACAGTTTTCGACCGTAGCTATTTCCAGCGAGCTTTGTCAAACTCTTATCCTTTATCTCAAGAGCAATCCTTTGTTCAATCATAGTCATTCCTCCGTCTCCATCACGAAATTCAGGTTATATGCGGTTCCGGGAAAATATATCGGAAATGGCAAAAAAACATTCTTATCCGGAGCACAATGCTGGAAGTCATGCTCCTGATTCATTCCAATCCAATGTTCTGCATCATACTCCAAAAGCGGCTGTAAGAATTGCATCTTTCGTCGTCCCGAAAGCACATAACAGTTGTTGCTATCGGCCTGAGTCTCAAGCCATTTTATCAAGGTCGGAAGTCCGGTTCCGCCGGTAAGATATTCGTTCGGTCTGCCGGATATGCGATCTTGGAAAGCGCTTAACATGAAAAATTCGTCATCGCCATAATCTTCCCTGAAAAACCGTCTGTGATACATATAGATTTTACGCAATCGCCAATACCGGGCGCTGTCACTCTTATCGCGCAACTCGGGGTTGACACATAGCTTTGATTGTATTTGAGACGAAAGCAAGGTCGGCGAAAAATTAACAACGCAAATATTTACGCCGTAATACTTTGGTCCATTTGGATTATTCCGGCGAACATAGTCGCGTGGCGTCACATCAATATCAAGAAAACAATCTGAGCAACTATGCTCAAGCGCATTTCCAACAAGTTCTACAGCAACTTCAGAAAGCAAGTCGCTGCGAGTCTTTGTAATTCCAAGCCCCTCAAAGAACAAACACAACGTTGTAATTGCCGACGACAATGTTTCGTCAGAATTTTCATTTGCTAAAAAAAGCTTACGATAGTAATTCTTGCCAACGTCAAATCTAAATTGACGGACAAAATCCATGCTAGACTGTGTGGATTTCTCTAGGGCACATAGGGGCGACTGCCCGATGCCATCGGTAAAAATATTCGTTTCTTTCTTATTGTAAAGCAATCGTACAGATATACCGTGGTCAGCAATGATATGTTCTAGGTAACACTCTAACAAAACGTATGTGAATTTTTCGTCGAACACGCCGTTCGGAAATGCAATTATAATTGATGAAAGCAGGCTGTTGCTGTGAACGGTAAGAAAAAGCCCCGCGATGAGTTCGGAGACCGTATCGACTGTCAACACCTGCTGATTTCCATAAAATATACAGGATTTTCCATCCGGAAAGAAAACAGGGATATGCGCTTTAGCAGATATCGCATTCTGCAATTGCCGCTCAAGCAGGGTTACATTCTTCATACATGCCACCGACTTAACAGTTCTATAATTATACCGATATACTATGGTGCTTTCAAGATTATTATAGCACATATTTTAGACACTAACAACAAAAAATCCCCCATATTTGCCTTATTATGGGTCAAATACGGGGGATTTTTTCATTTTACGCTGACTTTGCGCTGACTCAGCCCAGATTCAGCGTAGCCTTGGCAGCGGCCTGCTTGGCGGCGACGTGGTTGGCGTCGATCTGGGCCTCAATACGATTTTCGAGGTACTGGGTCGTATCGCCGAAGTTGCTCTTGATGTAGTCCTACGCGTCGCTGCTCATGCTTTTCAGGGTAGCAGACACGGCCCGCATCAGGGCTTCCTTCTGCTCCGCCTCATTGAACGTCCCGGCGGCTTTGAGGTCGTTGACGTATCTCTGGTTCATCGCGGCCACGGCATTGGCAACGGCATCGCCGATTTCCCGGACGAGCCGCTGCGCCTTGATGTTCTGAGTCTGGGCGTTGATTGCATCAACGGCAACTGGCAATGCCTTTCTGGATGCAGGCGGTCACGATGGGGACGCAGACCAGCAGGGCGACGTACAGCAGGCTTCTCGTAAACTCATTCATATTCGGTTACTCCTTTCATTCAGTGAACCTGATTCTTCAGGCTGTTCATCCGCTTATCACCTTCGATGGCGGCGGCGGTAAAGCTGTTGTTCTTCCACCATGCGGCCAGTGCTGCACCGACGGTGAAGCTGGTGGAGATCATCTGTTCGAGCTGGGCATTGTCGATGGGCAGCACGGGCTTGCCCGCTGCACTGAGCAGCTGATTTGTCAGGGCGAGGCCCAGCGCTGCGGTACGGGTCAGAGTACCGGCGGAGATCTTCTTTTTCATTTCAATCCTTGCCTTTCTCGGGCGTCTCGGCCCGCTGCTTGAGGATGTCGATGGCCTTGGTGATGGTTGCGGGAATGGGCAGACCCATCAGGCCGGCATTCTCGACGATGGAGATGGCCTCGTTGGCCGAAAAGCCGATGATCGCCGCGTCGCGGACGAAGCTGCCGCCGATGACGGCATCAAGCTGGCAGGCCACCAGCACGATGAGCAGCGTCTCGCCCTTGCGGATGAGGCCCTTCCAGCCCGCCTTGCTTTCCAGTGCGCCGGTCTTGGTCTTGGGGCTGGCGTGGAATACGCCTGCCACCACCAGACCGGTGATGTAGTCGATGGCCATAAAGATGACCAGCGTCTGCAGGGCAGTGTCCCAGCCACCGAACAGCGAGGCAATGACACCGCCGATGATGCCGATCGCGGTGCAAATGGTATCCTTCATTTTCTTCACTCCTTTACATGGTCCACCGGCTCTTATTCGTCCGGGTGTCGATATGCACCCAGCCGGTCTTGCGGGTGGGGTGCTTTGCGTCCTTCGGGTAGCGCCCGATGCCGCCGCGCCCGGGAAGCAGGGTCTCCGCATAGGCGGCGACTGTCGCTACCGGCACACCTTCGACGTAGAAGTCCGCTGCCCTGCCCAGCAGGTGCTGGCTGCTCTTGGCCCCGCCCACGGCGGCATTATGTTCGGCGGTGCGGTAGCCGCTGGTGATATGTACCGGTTTGCCGAAGTGCTCCCGGATGCACTGTAGCACCACCACCAGCTCGTCGTCGATGAGGACGACGTCGCTGCCCTTGCAGGCGAACTCGCGGACACGGAAGCTGGGCGAAAGCTGCCGGGTGGAGTCGCGGGCCATGGAATATTCTCTGATGGACATTTCAAATCCTTTCTCCTCCTGGGCTCCCCTATTAGGGAAGCTGGCGCGAAGCGCCTGAGAGGTTTAATACTTCTTCCCGCAGATCTCCTCGAAATCCGCCTTCGAGATAATGCCCTTGCGCACATACACCCGCAGCATCGCCTCAGAGATACGGCCCTGCGTCCAGCGCTCGGCCAGTTTTTCCTTGTTGCTCATAACTTCGTTCTCCTTTCTCATTCTTCGGTGGTGTTGGTGGTACCATCCGGCAGGCTCAGCGCCACCATGTCTTCCAGAGCGTCCGCAATGCGGGTCTGGTCGGAGACGCCGGCGTCTGCCACGGGCGGGTTATCCTCAAAGGCCTCGATGGCGGCCAGATAGTCCTCGTCGGTGACGCAGGCGCTGAAATCGCAGCCCGCCTTGCGGTAACGCTCCACCTCATCGTCGAAGACCAGTGCGACGCTGCCGTTGATGATGCCGCCGCCCACGATCATCTTGGTGTAGCGGCCCCACTGGTAACGGTCCAGCCACTGCTCAGCGGTAAGCTTCTCGCCCACCGGGGTGATGACGTCAGATTTGTTGTCGTAAATTTTGTATCGTGCCATGAAGTCATTGAAAGCATGAAATCAATAAAATACCCACAAGCGTGATAATGGCGACCACGCCAGAGTATGCCGGATACCACCCGGAAAGCTCTGGCGTGAATTTTTTTACGAACAGGTTGCACGCAACAACTGCAAGCCAGAGAATCGGAATCAGCTTTAGTGAAAGCATGGGGATTTCTTCACCTCCTTTGAAAATGGAACTTGCAAAAATGCGAGTATCAGAGCAAAAAGATAGACTTGCATTCGTTGGCGGATAGGTTCAAGGTTGCGGCGATGTCATGCATCTCGCCGACGGTGAATTTCAGACCATCAGATGCAAGTTTGCGGGACAAAGTGCTTGAATCCATGCCGATTTTCTGCGCAAGTTCCTGCTGGGTCACACCGCGCTCTTTCAGCTTGCCGCGCAGAAGATTCATGTTGGTAGACATGAGTGGTTCACCTCCTTTCATGACTCGCATAAACGCGAGTCTCTGCACATAGAGTAACCCGACAGAAGCAAGAAGTCAATAGACGACTTGCGTTTTTGCGAAAATCTTTTTTGAATTTGCAAAACGCTATTGCAATTTTGCGACTTTTCGTGTATTCTCTTATCAAGAGGTGATGAACATGACCACCGGCGAAAGAATGAAGCAACGTAGAAAAGAAATCGGATTCTCTGCGGAAAAGGTAGCAGAGCGTCTCGGGGTTTCTCCTGCCACAATCTATAGATATGAAAAAGGAGATATTGAAAAGGTCCCGGTTGATAGCCTTGCGGAACTTGCGAAGATTTTGCAGACCACTCCCGCCTACCTGATGGGCTGGGAAGAGCAGCCGACTCCCAAGCCCACTTCTCCCACCCCCATCCCGCCGGGCTTCATCCCGATGCCCAAGATGAAGAAAGTCCCGCTCATCGGCGCAATCGCCTGCGGCGACCCCATCACGGCCCTGCAGAACAGGGAAGGGGATGTGGATGTCCCGGAGGACGTCCGCTGTGACTTCGCCCTCAAGTGCCACGGCGACAGCATGGTGGGCGCTGGCATCCATGATGGGGATGTGGTGTATATCCACATCCAGCCCGAGGTGGAGAACGGTGAGATCGCGGCGGTGCGTATCGGGGATGAGGCGACCTTGAAGCGGGTGTACCTGCATATGGATTATGTCGAGCTTCGGCCTGAAAATCCGGCATTTGAGTCTATCATTCGCCGGAAAGAGGATATGAACGACGTGCATATTGAGGGAAAAGCTGTGGGATATACCCATTGGTTTTAATAAAATGAAAAAGCAGGAGGATGTACTATGAAATGCCCCAAATGCGGAAATGAGGCCGGAAATGCAAAGTTTTGTCCCGAGTGCGGTGCGCCGCTGAACGGGCCGATGGAAGTCCAACACGAAGAAGCGTATAAGGGTGGAAAGCCTAAAAAGAAAAAAGGCTGTGGCTGTGCGACTGTGTTCATTGTATTCTTTGCGCTGATGCTCATCGGTGGACTCCTTACAGCAATTAGCCCAGATGGTGTTCAAAGCGACGCCTCAAAATCTTCTGCGTCATCCACTGCATCTGCCAGTTCGGAACTCAATTCTCCTTCGGCAGAAAGCTCAGGGAAGACAGAAGAAGAGAAGCAGGCAGAAATCGATGCAGCGTTTGCAAAGCTAGCAAAACAAGAGGATGAAGTAGAAAACACTGCATTTTATACACCGTCCTGCTATCCGAAGTATTCAAATACCCGTAGTTTTGCACTGCCGTATATTGGCGAAAAAGATGGCCGATATGTGCTGATTTGGAAATTCAACTATACAGGAAGCGATTGGGTATTCTTTAATGATGTCGTGATCAATATCGACGGCGAAAAGGCTGCAGAGATTCCTTTCAATTACTTTGACGTTCAACAAGAAGTTTTTACAGGCGGTGTGTTTGAGGCCGTGGATGTAAATCCGGCAAACAAGTATGCCGACCTCATGCAGAAAATCGCTTCCTCTGAAAAGACAATCATCCGTTTCGCTGGTAAAGATTATAAGTATGATATGACGGTATCGGATGCAGATAAGCAGGGCATTCAGGATATTTTGGATGCCTACAATTTGGTGAAGTAA